TCGTGGAGGAGCACCTTGCAAGCAACTCGAGCGAGTACAGGGGACTGAGCGCCGGCAAGTACATAGAGCGTGCCAGAAAAGTGAACGGATATCCCCGTTTTGGGTGGGTGGATATCCTCCGTTTTCAGCAGACTCCTTCTGCACTTTCATAGACACGTAAATGAAAAAGCCCCCGATGCTTTTGCATCGAAGGCTCCCTGGTTTATGTAAACGTTATTCTGTAGAAGAAGGCTTCACTGCGCCTGATGAAATATCTTGTGTCATAACAGCTTACTAGAATAATCATCAACAATTTCTGTTAGCATTTGTATTAAACCTGCACTGTCTTGTATGTCGCTTGTACTGCAACAATAGAATTTATCCGTCTCCTCTTGAGATTTCTCATCTTTAATCGCATAATTCCAATACTCATCTTTATCCATCATATACACGAAATCGTTGCGGTACCACTGGAAATTATGGTTGTTGAATGTAAAATTGATATCCGAACCATAGAGCAATGTAGTTCCAGGGATTATATGCTCCTTCCTTATTCCAATCTGTTCTGTGGAGGACAGCAAACCGTCTCTTTTCTCGGCATTCAAGAATACACCTTTTCCACTTGGGAAAATTGCTATGTGATTGTGGTAGTTACGAATCCAAGAACTGGGAATATGAGTAATCACGAAATCCAACAATGATGTGGTTGCGAGGATATAAACCGTTCGTTCGTTAAAATCGGAAGATTTCTCAAACGTATCAGGGGTGTTTGTCTCACCAAGCATGAGGTGGTGTATGGCTTTACAATTATCGTTGTTCAAAAGGTAATACAGCCAAGTCTCTGGCTTATTGTTGAACGTCCTGTGTTTCCACCATAATAGCTCTTGAAAAGCCTCAGATGTAAACCAACCCATCATAGACTTTAGTAAATCCGCATTGCGGTATCGTTCTTGCATCGCAGTGGTTTGTGTAGGCTTTGGTAGAAAGAAGTTTTTCGCATGTTTCCATTTTTCGTCAAACCTTCTCCAATCCACCTGCCCGTTTTCGTCTTGAAACAGGAAGCGTATGCTTCCTCTGAAAAAAGCATATTGTTCAGCTTCTGTGATGACCTCCTCCCAGGTTTTCCCGTCGCTACGCACTTCTTGACACACTATTTGTTTTGCTTTGTTAATCTCTTCATTCCATCTGTTAGAGAAATCTGAAGTTCTCTCGTCAAACGGCATGCAGTTCAAACTGTTGTAAACATCATGAGCATCAAGTCTCTCTATGTGTTCTATAGCAGTTCGCATAGCCACAGAACTTCTAATTTGCGGACGACCATCTTCGCCTTCTCCAGAAATTAGATTCCAAATAACTCGTATCCATCTTTTCATTGAATCCATACTGTCTTCAACAGTGTCATCGTGGTCGAAATACTTGCATATGGCGAAGAAAACTATCCTTTGTACCTGATTTAGCGTGGAAACTCTGAGTATCTTTTCATTCGCATTATTGCTGATTTCTATATTGTCGGAGTTTTCATTCTTTACATATTGAGGTATGAACTTGAAACTGCTATCCCATGGGCAAGTGGGCAATGTGCAATTTTGGGAGAATCTGTAATAGTTGTTCAAGACTCTTTGCAATTTCAAAAAGAACTCAATAGGTATGACGCCATTATCATATTTGTATTCGTCCAGACCTTGGTATGCAATTTTAGTATCGTAGTCATTTGGGTTGCTATTGGCGGAATCGTTGAGATACCTGTATGAAGCGTTTTCATTCTCTTGCACGGAATTCTCATCGCCTTTACCCATGTCAAGTAAAAACTGTGAAGGATTGTCCGATTTCCTCGCTATAAACAATTCATTCCAAAAGAATCTGTTCAGAAATGCGAAAAATATCTCATCAATATGATTTGACTTGGATTTAATGCCTTTGCCATTTTTGTCTTTTATGCCACATGACCTGTTAGCCCAAAAGATATCTGTCCAGTCTGTGTCAAACTTGATGGGAAGACCTTTTCGGGTATCTAAAAGAAGTTCCCATTGACTTTTCTGTTTATCCTCAAATGCTTCTTCAGAACATTTTGTCATGTAGCCAATTAAATCAGCTTTGAAATTCTCAAAACTGGTTAGTTGCTTGCCACGCGCATTCATCTTGATATATAGGTCATCAGTAAGACCAAAGTCTTTAAGCGGAAGATTATAAAATACAATGGGGCACAATGTATCATCTGTCAATATGTTCCAGTAGGCAACAAATGTATCCGCTGATGCACACTTGTCATCATCGAATAATTCATCAATTCCGTCTGTGATATTTTCTCCTTTCTTGTCTGAAATTTTAGTGCCACTTAACATCCTAAGCATCGATTGAATAGTTGGATCCTGCTTCCATGCAGAATAAAACCATGTTTGTTTTGTGATAAATCCTACAATGTCGCTGCTACAGAAGTTTTCAAAATTTTTTGGAATACACAAATTCTGACAAAACTCTCGGGATGTGATTCTTGTCTCGTATGTGAATTTCTTTAGGATTGCGCAGTTATCTTCGTTCAACATGTCAGCGCGTAAAGCTATGTACCAATGCAACAGCCAGAGGGTGGTGAGGCGTTGCTGACCATCCAGTGGATTGAGCCTGTCGTTTTCCGTAGTTCCATAGATAAAGTCTAACTTCATTTCCGTGTCTTTATATGGTGGCTCCTTGTCCAAAGCCCTTTTCAAGTCACCTAAGAAATTTTTGCGAAGATTCTCTTTTCCCAATCTTCCTTGTGCATAGTCGCGTTGAATGATTGGAATCTCTATATAGTTGTTTTTCAGAAAACTCCAGAAAGTTGTTTTGTTTGCCATTTTTTCAATTATCTAATTTGTTAATACATTCCTTGATGTCTCTTAAATAACCTTCAGCATCTATTTCTTTTGTCCAGTAGTTGGCATCGGTCATGATTGCCGAATAGTATTTCATAAAAACTTGCTTTGTGCAAGGAGGTACAAAACATGATTCCGCTTTGCTTTCAGCTGTAAACTCTAACCTCCCATCTCTGGTAAACCTTGGAATTGAAATTCTTACACCTTTGTCTTTGCCGATTATAACGCGGCGCTTTCCTGAGAATAGAGCGTTGCCATAGCTTCTATTGGTCGAAGAGTCCAATAAAGTATAGTTCCAGATTCTGTTCTTTTCCTCTGGAGTCCAGTTTTCAGCTTGGTGAAAATGTTTTTTGATTTCATCAAATAGTTTATTCTTTTGTTCTTCACTGTCCATGGCAAAGAAGTCAATTATTTTTGACTGAATCTTATTTTCCGCACTTAGATAAACATTCAAAAGCCATTGCTCTTGTGTCATCGTATCATCTTCTTCGTTAGTCGCGTTCGAGTTGATGTGCTCCACGTCCCAACTTTCAATTTTATAAAGGTGAAATGGAAATTTGTAAAATACTCCTATCTGATACTTTGAGTTGTCAAGGTTATTCTTGTTCTGATTAACAATTGTCTGTATGTTATGGAAAAGGAGGATAGGTTTGCTCCTTCCTTTGTTACTACCATCTACATTGTATTGGAAATCAATTCCAGGACACTTGTCTATCTCGGCTTTAACCATCTGCTTTAATGACTTTACGAAAGAAGCTTTATCTATAGCATTATTCCATTCAGCGACAAGGTCGGAAATAGTATGTCCATATATGATTAAATAACCCACATAGTGATAGAGTTCCAAATCATCATACCATTCCTTGAAAGTTTGAAAATACGCTTTCACTTCATTCCAGCATTTTTCTATATCCGATTGCGCTGAATTGAAATATTCGTAGAAGTATCGGAAAGTTCTATAGTCATCAGAACCTATTTGGCAGTACTTCTCTTCGCAGAGTGTTAATTCGTTATGTTCGCAAATCAGGTCAAAAATAAAGTCTATTCTCGTAGGGCGGCTATAGCCTTTTTCATTTAAGAACAGCCAGAACTCATCATTTTGCAACGTATATTCAATGTTGTCCCATTCACTTGATATTTCTTGCTGCCTCAATTTCAGGTGATTGACATCTGAGACCCGAAAGTTTGAACGATTCATAAACAGAGCCTTGATAAGTTCTGCGTTCGTGAGCGATATTTTCCCTATGTTAAGACGAGTGAAGACTTTGATGGGGTCTTCATCTATAGTCTCGTACCAAATCACCTTTGTGCGATGGATAAACTTGGATTGGAAATCATTGTTGTCAAAATTATCGCCCTGTTTGCAAGCCCATTTGTGAATTGTGCTGTAGGCCTGCTTCATATAAAAGTAGTCAATATACTCTCTGAATTCTTTTCCTGGTGTTACTGCTTCTTGGGCTTCATCTATTTCCAGACTTCTCAAGAAATCATAACTATCATTTCTCGTTGCATAGCTGATTTTTGGTAATGTAGTCTTACGCTTTCCATTCCACATCTCATTGAAATAATGAATGATTAGATAAATCGTGGTTAATCGTTGCTGTCCGTCAATCACTTCATACCAATTTTCTTCCTCATTCGCTTCGTCACAATGTAAATCCGATCTTTTCACCTTCTTAACCACCAACGGCTGTAGACAGTACCAAGTTCCCTCATCAGAGTCATTGACACTTTCTGGTCTAAAGTCGTTGATGTCATTCAGTAGATCTTCCACCTGTTGGTCATTCCATCGGTAGCCACGCTGATAACTTGGAATGAAGAACTTCAGCCCAAGAAGATTGCAAACCGATTTCAATTCAATTGTATTTTCCGTCATATTTGTTATATTAATAATTTTAGTAAAATTTTGCATGTACAATTATAGTATCCTTAATTCCGCAACACTATTGTAAATTAAACCTTTTAAGTACCTGAGCAACAAAAAAAATGCCCAGGATTTTGCCATGTCGAAGAATTCAGTTATCTTAGCGTCGCAAAAACAAACAAGAGAATCCAACGATAGACATGACAAAGATACAAATTAAATCTGAGGAACTCACTCCTTTTGGAGGAATTTTTTCAATCATGGAGCAATTTGACTCCACGTTGTCTTCTGTAATCGACTCAACCCTCGGTCTAAGGTGTAGATCGTTCGGTTATCAGTACAGCGAAATCATCCGTTCTCACACGAGTATCTATCTTTAGCGCAGATTGGTCGCAGTATAAAACAAAAAAAACGACATAACTCGTTGTTTTACAACTTGCTATGTCGGTATGAGTTGCGGAGGCAGGAACAGTATGTCAAGACATTGATTTTTGTGGTTTATACAAAAAGTATTCCTTCAAACTTTTCTTTCGTCCTGAGCTAACACATAATTCAGATGCCTTTCAAGCTGTTCTGCAAGCTTTTTAAGCTCCGCAATACGCTCATTCTTCTCATCTATCACCATTTTGAGGGCTTGATTCTCAGCTTTTAAACTATTAATCTCAATCCGGATGTTGTTGCTGTTAACAATGTTTTTATCACCCTCTATTGCTGGAACTGTCCCATTAGTGTCCGACTTTTGAAAGATTTTATCCATCGGACAATGGAGTATTTCGGCAATTCGAACAAGACTATTAACCCTTATATTAGGTTTGTCGATAAAATACTGAATGGTGGTGTGCGTATCATCGCCCCATAATTGCTTGCAAAACTCCCTGTCAGACAGCCCTGCCTGCTGGATAAGTTCCTTCAAACGAACGTAATTGATAATTGTGAAGTCGTAAGTCATACCGATCAGCTAATTGTTAAAATCCTCCTTTTGTAGGAAAATAATTCCACTCAAAGTTGGATAAGATGAATTTTGTTTTTATCTTTGCAGCAAAATTAGCAATAAACAACGACATGAGCAAAGATTTTTTTAAGGAACTGACGCCTGTAGCCATACGGGACTACTACAAGTCGTTGTCTAAGAAAGACAAGGGCAATTTTCTTCAATTCCTCGTGGCGAATTGTGATCTCGGGTATAGCACTCTCATCAATAGATTGGCAGGGCGTTCGGAATTTCATCGACCAGAAATCATTATAATTAGCGAAATAATAGAAGGCGAGCTATGGAAAAAGTAGAATTTAGAGTTACCGCTGACGGACGGGTCATGTATCGAATTGCCGGGAAGGAAGAAAAGCGATTGACCAAGTTCACGAAGGACATCGTAGAACCGATGACAGCCCTCATTCATGACAGATTCCCAGAATGCTATGCGAGACTGGCCACCATCTACCGAAAAAATGTAACCAAGATGGTTGACAGGTTTGTCAGATGCAACTTCGGCGAAGAAGACCTTCTATCCGATGATGTCGAGCATGATCTTCTGCACTTTGAGGAGGTAAGATGCCCGCTTAGAGGGATATGCGAGGATGAGCGCGTGATCTGTAAGCCCAAAACACTGGTGAACTTGTCAAATGGAGAACGGACGGTCACGAAGCTCTATCTCAATGGCCACAGCCTTGATGACATTGCAGAGCAACTGGGCAAGAGTAAGAGCACTATCAAGACTCAGTTGCTCCGTGCGAAAAAGAAGCTGGGGGTGAAGAGTTGCCGAGACATCATCCGGGTTGTCAGAACGAAGGGTGTGGTTCTATGAGCCATCATTGTGCGAATTGTCCCGAGGGGAGGAATTGTATTAACGGTAAATGGTGCGTGCAGTTAGGAATCTACGTCCAGTACATGTCATCCGCACCGTGCCAATCTTCTAAAAAAGAATAGTATGAAAGTTAGAGAGATGGAAATCCAGATTGACAAGCTGGGTCTGGAGAAACTGAATGTCAGATTAGGAAAAGGTGGCAGAGTTCACTGGTTTCTGTGTTGCCAAAATGCCGATAATGGCAACTTGGTACTATACGATGGTCATGGCCATGCATATACGTTGCCATTATCAGCATTTTGGCCGTCAGAAGTATGGAAAGTGTCGGTGTCGGACATATCGATAGAGACACTGTTCGGTGAAGACGATGGCGTGTTGGTGGATGGGGTATTGGCTAGGAGATCACCAAGACTGGACCTGACGGATTACTCAGAATAATCTATGTATTTCCCCTGTAAATTTTCAATTCCTATTTTTGCATCAAAAACAGATCATGATTAAAGCTGAAGACATTCTCAACGCGACGCACGGTGGATTGGACATCATCCTGGACTGTTACCCGCAGGCGAAGGATTGTGTTAATGCGAAAAAGCACTTCTCTATTCGTGACGAGCGAACCCCGTCCGCGAGCATTCGACAGTATGATTCGCAAAAATATGGCCGTATCTGGCAAGTAACGGACTTCGGAGGCGAAGGCCGCGGAGAGAATGCCATCAGCATCTATATGAACTACAAGGGGATGCGGCAGAATCAGTTCAACGAAGCCCTGCTCCAACTGGCCGCTAAATTCGGCGTAACAGACGAGCTGAACCACTCTGTTAACAAGCCGGACATCAGGAAAAGAGCTGCCAGACAGGACGAGCCCGATGGGACTCGCTCGTTCGAGCTCAACGATGCGTTTACCGAGGATGAGCTGCGCATCCTTGGACCTAGGGTGACACAGGAAGATGCGGATGCCCTCCATTGGCACTCTGTGAAATGGATCACGACCGTTAAGAACCGAGAGGTTTTGGTTAAATCTTCCAATTCTCACTACCCTATCTTCATGCGCGAGTGCCTTGTAAAACCAGCCAACGGTGAGGGTGAGGAGGAAAAGTTTTACAAGGTGTACGAGCCGCTTAATTGTGATAAAGGGTTTAGATTCTCTTACACGCCAGCTGGGAAAAAGCCACAGCGTTACATCAACGGACTTTCTGAGCTGAAAGAGGCGTATCGCCAATATAACGAGGAAGAGGAAAGGGCGTGGAATAGCTGTCACGACGATTGCAAACCTTATCGAACCAAGAAGCTTCCCGAGGCATTTATCTGCTCGGGAGAGCGAGATTCGTTGTGTTGCCGGTCAATGGGCTTCCATCCGCTTTGGTTCAATTCCGAGACGTACCGACTTTCCGCGGAGGAATACAGAGAGATTATGACATACGTCGAGGTGTTATACAACATACCGGACATTGACGAGACGGGAATCCGCAAGGGCAGGGAGCTCGCCCTTACATATATTGATATCCGAACAATTTGGCTACCTAAATGGCTGCAGACGTATCACGACAATAGGGGCAAATCCCGCAAGGACTTGCGGGACTGGATGGAGATCCGTTCAGAAAAAAGAAATTTCAAGGACCTGATGAATCTGGCATACCCGGCCAGGTTCTGGGAGGTGTTTTATACAGACAAGGGAAAGGCAAAGTATGAGATCAATACGGCCTATCTCTATAATTTCCTAACGCTAAACGGGTATTTCATCCTGCGCGACGAGAATTCTGACACCTCACGATTTATTCATATCGATGGCAACATCGTGGAGCAAATCAAGGTCACAGACATCAGAGAGTTCGTGAGGACGTGGGTGACGGACAGGCATGAGGAGGTGGCCGTGGTCAATCTCGTTCTCGGAACTTCCAAGCTTTTCCCAGCATCGCTGGAAAGCCTCGACCGCGTGACACTCGACTTCACTTCGTTCACACCTACATCACAGTTCTTTTTTTTCCCGAACGCTACCGTGGAAGTACATAAGCCCGTAGCGATCGGGGACGATGGATTCAAGGTCAGGGATCGAAACTCCGACCACTTTAGCAACTTCGTCTGGAAGGAGAATGTGATCGGACATCAATTCAAGAAAATGGACCCAATGTTTAAGATCAAGGAGGTTAAAGAGGAAGGACGAAAGCCGTATTACGATATAGACATACATAACGTGGATAGTCATTTCTTTGGCTACCTAATTAATACAAGCCGTTTGTTTTGGCGAAAGGAAACGGAGACAAATTTCAACGAGCGGCCAGAAGAGGAAAGACAGGCATACCTGGAGGCGCACCCATTCGACATAGCGGGAGAAGGTCTCAGTGACTTGGAGATATGGGAACAGAAGCAGAATCTCATCAACAAGATATTCACGTTTGGCTACATGCTCCATCGCTACAAAGATTTTGTCAGAGCATGGGCACCTATGGCCATGGATAACAAGATCGGAGAGAACGACGAGTGCAACGGACGTAGTGGCAAGAGCTTCTTCTTCCGGGTTCTGTCGTTCATGATGAAAACTGTCAAGCTCTCTGGACGCAATCCTAAGCTGATGGATAATCCGCACGTCTTTGACCAGGTGACACAGGACACGGATCTTCTCCTCGTGGACGACTGCGACAGATACCTTAACCTCGGGCTATTTTATGATAACATCACGTCCGACATGACGGTAAACCCGAAGAACAACCATTCGTTCACGATCGGCTTTGACGACAGTCCGAAACTGGCTTTTACGACGAACTACGTTCCTACAGACTTTGATCCGTCTTCGGAGGCGAGATCATTGTACATGGTCTTCTCTGACTGGTATCACCAAAAGACGGAGGAGAATGATTACTACGACAACCGATCGATACGCGATGATTTCGGAAAGACACTCTACGCCTATGACTACACGGAGGAGGAGTGGAATGCAGACCTCAACTTCTGGCTGCAATGCTGCCAGTTTTATCTGTCCGTGATGGACAGTGGCGTGAAACCACAACCCCCCATGGAGAATATCATCCGACGGAAGTATAAGGCCGACATGGGGACAAACTTCGAGGATTGGGCCAATGGGTACTTCTCGATGGAAGGGGAACACCTTGATGAGTATCTGGAACGTGATGTCGTCTTCTCAGACTATGCGAGATATGCCAACGTCAACAGGATCACGATGCAGAGCTTCACCAAGAAGATGAAGGCCTTCTGTGAGTTCTGCCCCTGGATTGAGGAGATGAATCCCAAGGATCTACTTAATTCATCGGGCCGCATCCAGCGCAAGGTGGAGGTCGCCCCAGGAAAAAAGGTGGTTAAGGATATGATATACGTCAGAAGCAAGCCCGTCAACGAGATGGATATAGCGCCCGACACACCAAAGGAGCAGTCGTTGTTCGAAGATTCTGACGCACCGTTCTAAGATTTCATAGTTCTGTTTTTTTTTCGAAACGGTGGTTCTGCGTGAGCAGGACCACCGTTTCGTTTGGTGGCCACCTGCAAAAGTGTTCCGAAATAGAACAATCGCCGTTTTCGCTCTCCCCACCACCCCTCTATCTTTTTCGTTCCAAAACTTTGCAACTTTGTAACCGATGTTTAAAAAAGAAGTTAAACCATTGAATATAAGAAGATTGGTTGCGGTTGCAAAAGTAACAAACTTGGGTAACAAGTGGTTGCAAAAATGAAATAGATTGTTACCAAGCCTCGTCCAGGCTTGCCAGTTGCAAAAAATGGGCGTAGACAACAAACTTGCAACAGAACACGACGAAGATTGTAACCATTGAAAATCAACACATTACAGATGTGGTAACAAGATTTTCGCGGTTGCAAACTTTTCTGACGAAATCAGACCAAGAAGAAAGGCGTACCCCCAAAAAAGAAGAATGAGGTGAAAAAAGCGAAAAGAAAGTGTTCTGTTTTTACGTATAAATTTGGAAACACGAGATATTTTTCCTACCTTTGTAGGAAAAATATCTGAAAAGAGATGAGCAAGATGGTCTTTTACATGGAGGTGAAACCCTTTCTCGCGCAATGGCTTACTTACCATTTCGGAGATCCTGTCACATTCCCCGCCCGATCGGCGGAGAACGCCTGCATCAGGCGATTCGTGGCGCTGAATCCGAAAGGTAAGGACTATGTACCGATGAAGCCGGGTGAAGGTTGCGTAGCCGTCTCAATACCCGAGACGAAGCAACGCAAGACAATATGCTGGAATTATATGTCGAAAACGGCGTGCGCTGCACTGACAGAAGTGATCGAGGACACGTTCAAGATGCAAATGTGGCTAGAGCTCAACGAAATGTCACGCTGTGGATGCACCCTTCTCAAATGTATCAGGGCGTGGTGTGAGAACAATGGGATAGACACTGAGTATGACTACACCCTGAAGATGCGCTTCCAGCGTATGCGAAACTCGTATTTGAAGAATGGGGTCGATCTTCGCAGACGTTCTAAGGGGATAGCATAAGAAAAGTGAGTTTTTTTTTGAAATCATTTCCACCATGAGGGCGTTTTTGTTCCGGTGCGAATGGTGGGTAAGGTATAGAAATGACAGCAAGTTCGACAAAATTAATAATTTCGGTTGAGCGTACAGAGTGCGCCAACTTGAAGAAGCTAGTGAAAGTGGCTCCGTCTATAGTAAGAATCCCTAAAGATATTATCTGGGAAAAGGTGACGACCAGACCACATCCGTCATTGGTCGTCAGCGAGAAACTAGATAGCAAGGAGTCCATATATACGGCAACTGTCAAGTTTTTTACTTGTCAGGAACTTGACAGCGGGAAGAAATACGCTTACAGACTGAGGGCGCTGGACGGTCAATCCTTTCTTGTAGGGACAAACAAACGACCATTCCCGGTTTTCAGCATACAAATAAACTACCCAGATAAACCGTCGGAAAACCAATGGAATGAGGTGACGATCACGTGGAGTACGCCGTATGCAGTACCGCAAATGGTCCCTTAGAGGGTGTTTTTGGCGATAATAGAAATATATTACCTTTGCTTTCGAAATCAAACCCAACCAAAATGCAATACGATATAGTCATATCAGGAATGATCGGAGGATGGGACTGCCTGTCCACCGGCTATTTGCGGTATCTGCTCAACTTGAATCGCGGAAAAGACGTGCATGTGGCGTTCTGCTCATTGGGAGGATATGTCAAAGATGGACTGGAGATGAACCAGCTGTTCAAGGATCATGGCAAGGTACATGCGCATGCGTTCGGAATGAACGCGAGCATTTCCACCATAGCAATGCTGGGATGCAAGACCATCGACATTGTTAAGGGAAGCTTCTTCCTCATCCACAACACATCGATGCTCATCCTTAAGTACGACCAGCAGAACAAGGAGCAGCTGGATGAATACATCAAGACCGTGACCAAGCAGCGGAATGACCTGAACACCTTTGACGACGCACTGGCGCAAATGTACGCAGATAAATCTGGAAAGACTAAGGAGGAATGCGCCGAGCAGATGAAGAAGGGCAATTGGCTCACAGCGCAGCAAGCCGTTGACTTTGGTCTCGTGGATTCACTGCGAGAAGACGAGGAGGACGAGAAGGCCTCTGTTCGAAATGCGAATCAGTTTGTCAATCTTTTCAGCATCAACAATAATATATATGAGGAGGCAGGCATACCGCCGTTGCCTGATCAGAGCAAAGACTCCTCTTCGATGAGTCTCGTGGCTGATGGCAATGGCAATCCAACTCAGACATTTCTGCAAAAGACGCTGCAGGGTGTCAAGAACCTGCTCCACCTAACGGACGTCAATAACAAGAAAAAAGAAATGAGTAAAGCAGCACTTTCTCGCATTGAGAATGCGGTTGGCGTCTCTGGGATCACAATCTCAGACGATGGCAATCTCACGCTTAGCGCGGAGCAGGCTCAGAAACTCGACGAGGCCCTCGCAGAGACCTCTGTGGGAAGCAAGGAGGAGGCGGAGCAAGCTGGACAGGCCACGCAGCAGGCTACGGGAGTAGCCAAGGAACTGGCTACAGTGAAGGACGAGCTGGCGAAAGCCCGCAAGGAACTCGATGAGAAGGACGAGCAGATTAAGAACCTTCAGGGAAGCACTTCCCCGAAGGATGGTACTAACGGGAATCCAGCAGACCAGCAGCCAGCCTTGACTGCACGGGCCATTGCTGATTCTGTAAAAGGCATTTAAAAATGGCAGATACGAAACTGAAAGTAGGCGATGTGACCTTTACCCCAGCGGAACTCTCCAAGACGTATCAGACCTATCGAAAGGAACTGATCGTGCAGCCCATGCTTGCCATGGACAAGCTGCTCCAGCACTGCTCGGTACGAACGGGTATCCGCTACCGTGAGACGGTGACAGAGATGAGCGGCACATTCGAGATCGGAAACTACAAAAAGGACAAGAAGCACAATGCGGATGTCAATTTCGACGGTCGAGTGCTTGAGACGTTCTTCGGCAACTGCGTGGAGACCATTGACCCCAACGCTATCTATCAGTCAATCTGGGGTAGCGACATCACTAAAGGTGATGGACTGAGAAACGTCCCGTATGTCGTACAGGTCTGTGCGTACATTCTTAAGAAGCTCGGCGAGCGTCTGTATATGAATGCGTTCACGGCCAAACATGACGGCACTGTCTTTGATAAGACGGCGTCATTCTTCAATGGTTTTAAGACGATCATCGACAACGATATTGCTGGCACCAATGAGAACAAGAAAGTGTATATCTCCGAGTCCATTGGGAACCTCTACTATTTCAACGAATCTCTCACCAAGGAGAATGCGGAGGACGCATTGAAGGATTTCTACTGGGGCGAGAATATCAGCGATGTGCTTCGCAATCAGGATTTGAAGATGTTCATCAACAGCAGGCTGTACCACTTCTATACAGAGGCGTATCAGACGCGCCACGGTGCGCTCCCCTATAACCAGAGCTACGACAAGCGGGTCCTGGAGGGTGCCGAGAACGTGGAGCTGATACCGCTGTCTTGTGTGCCGATGGACTTCATGCTCCTCACGCCGAAGAACAATATTCTGCTGCTGTATAACCAGAAGACAGCCGATGAGAACTATACCGTAGAGCGCTCGCTTGATAACCACTACGACGTAGATTTCATTGGCAACCTTTTCTTCGGCACGCAGTTCGAGAGTGTGTCGCCGGAGGTGTTCGCCGTAGCGATGAAAAAAACAATGTAGTCAAGTAGGGGGTGTTCGGTTTCCCAGGACACTCCCGCCAATAATATAGATAACAATTATGGCAAAATGCACGAAAAATGCCTCCATCTATGAAGATTTGGAGAAGTGCCCGGGACAGAAGAAACTGCCGGGTATTCGTGATTATGTGTATAGCGTCTCCAAGCGTGACATAGTAACCTACCCTTCCGTGCCCGACGCACCAGCTTCATTGAAAGAGGCTGCCGTAGCCAAGGGTGACTATTTGCTCGCTGCCGACAAGTACTTCACCAAGGTAGGTATCGTCAAGGATGATGGACAGCTGCAGGTAGAGAACCAGGGTACCGACGGCTGTAAGACGTTCAAGAACACACTGACATTCGGCATTCCAGGCACGGAGGAAGAGGCCACGGGATACATCGACCAGATGAACAATGACGAGATGATCTATCTGTTCTTCCAACGTAACGGCAAGGCGCGTATCATCGGATCAGAGGACTTCTCACCGGAGTTGTCCTTGAAGCAGGACACTGGCAAGACGGCCACCGATGCCAACACCACGGCGGTGGAGGCTGTGGTGACAGATCTTCATCCCGCCCCGTTCTATACGGGTAAGATTCACACACAGGACGGCGACATCGATGGCGCGACTGGCAAGCTGGTCACGGCGAGCTCGGCTGGTAAGAAGGAGTAAGAACGGTGAAATGTCCAAACTGACAAATAGTCTCTTCTTTGGCTAATTGTAAAACACCTGGAGGCGGTTGTCATTGTCTAATGATGCCGCCTCTTCTAAATTATTTAAATAATGAAAATTGACAACCAACTGACGGAACGCATCGAGGCGTGGCTTGCCATGCCTGAACATACCGATGATGCGGATATCATGGAAGGTGCGCTGATGCTGCTGCAGCTCAACAGGAACAGGCAGTTGTTCCAAACCGTCTCTACATGTCCTCAACGCTTCGTGAAGACAGTGGAATATGAGCTGCGTAAATTCCTTCCGATGCGGAAGCGTGGACAGACTTGTCAGGACGTGATGAAAGAGGCGACAGAACTTCTCGGTGAGCTGAAAGAGGTCGTTCCGACAAAGCCTGTCAATGGCGATGTGATAGCCGAGGCGGCTGAAGACATACTTCCAGGACGTAACGGAAGACGTCCGGACCATGACGGATTACCTCAGGACATACAGGCCATCTGGGCGGAGAACGCGGAGCGATGGAAGAAGATCAAGGAGCTGTATAACAGATGCCTTGCCATCACACAGCCATGTGACCTCGCTGAGTCGCTCAATGCCTTGAAGGATACTTGGTATAAGTACAAGGCTGAGTTTGCGCGCTACGACGAGTACGTCGCACAGAATGACGAGGAGCAGGGAGAGGAAGTGTCAGACCCGATGAAGTTGGCGAAGAGCATTACCAACGCTCGCTCCTATATCAGCAAGAATCTTGAGAAACTGCTCAACATGAAGTTGGCAGCGGAAGAGACTGGTCAGGGCAAAGCATTCGAGGATTACGAGGGACTGCGAAAACTGGTGGAGGAACGCGTACGGATCCTCAACGAGAATCATCAGCCAATAGGAAACGACCTGCTTAGCAAGCTTGCTGCCGCGGGCGTTATGATCTCCAAGCCTGCAGAGGAGGCCACTACCAACGATGCCGATGGCAAGGGGGAGGAATATTGACACGCTACTCCGCCCATTGAGGATCGCGCCGACGCAGTACTACCTCGGCACAGGACTGCATACGCTCGGTCTGTTGGGGTGGATTCTCCAACAGACCGGGAAGGCTGATGTCTGGGTGAGCACCTTTTCTACCAGCGACGCATTCCTTTCTGGATTCCTTAATCTGAGAAAGAAAGGCGATGTAGGGAGCGCAATGCTGGTGGCCGATATGAAAGCATCGAGGAAGACCATGACGCTGTATCGCTTGATGCAGGGATGCTTTGACCATGTCTTTCTCGCCCAGAACCACTCAAAGGTGGTCTTGGTAAAGAACGAGCAATGGAAGGTTACGGTCATATCGTCGCAAAACCAGACATACGGAGACCGGGCGGAGTGTACAATGGTGACAGTGTCGGAGAAGGCTTTCCAACAAGTTTTTGACGGCCTGGACAACATCATAACACATAGATCGATTAAACTGGATGGATTTTTCGATAGAAGAGCTAAAGCGGATAGAAGAGCTGGCGATGGATCTGATGTCTCCCTCGGAGATTGGCGTCCTTTTGGGGTATGACCAGAAGGGGTTTGAGGACGAAGTCAGGTCTAACGGCACACAGGCTTATGAAGTTTATAGGAGAGGGGCCGTTACGACGCTCCACCAGGTAAGAAGGACTCTGCTCGATGCGGCAGCAGCGGGCTCGCCATTCGCCATACAGAAGGTATGTGACTTCGCGTTGACTATCCAAGGCATGATAGAGACATGAGTGTTCCAATCAACATAGACCAATACTCAAAACTCGTTGTTATGGATGACAACGAGCTTGCGGAGCAACGTGTCGCCGTGGCCGTACGTGAACGGTTGAAACGGCTTCGCGGTATGTACGCATACTGGCTGCAGTTCCCTACGAAATCCTCCAAGGATCTCGTGGAATATGCTGTGAGGATGTTTGGAATTGGACGGTCGCAGGCCTATGACGACCTTCATATCACACAGATTCTCCTTGGAAGCCTCCAGCAAGCTTCCAAGGAGTTTATGCGATGGAAGATTAATCAGGATTTGGAACACGACCTAAGGATTGCCAGGAGCAAGGGGGACATGCGTGCTGTAGCCAGCATCGAGAAAGCGAGAATTCTCAACAACCGGACGGACAAGGATGATGAACCAGAGCTGGAGTTCGATAAAATTGTACCGCAAAACTTCATTCCGACCGATGATCCGACGGTTATTGGAATTGCCAAGGTCGTCGGTCTTCGTGATAAGATCCGTAAATTGGAGAAAAAATACGGACGGGATATTGAGGATGCGGAATACCAGGAGGTGACGGATGACGGAGCAGGAGAATAGACAGTACTTCAATGACCCGCAGATGTATTCCCTGCTCATGAACACCCGCGACGAGGTGATCGTCGCAGGGCGTGGCGTGGGAAAAGGGGCGATACAAGCAGGACGGATGCAGTTCTGCTTTCAGGGGATGCCTGGTAGTATGGGGGGCTTCGTGTCGCCATCGGTTAAGCGGTGCCTGACGAACATCCTACCATCCATGCTCATCCACCTGGAGCGGTGGGGATTCAAGAGGGATCTCCACTATGTCGTTGGAAAGAGACCGTGGAAAGCCCTCCATTGGAAAACGCCAATCTTTACGCCTGCCAACTGGGAGAATACCATATCGTTCTACAATGGATCTGTGTGCAATATCATATCCCAGGACAGGTCCGGAACGTCTAATTCCATGTCGCTTGACTATCTCATCATTGACGAGGCGAAGTTCATCAACTTCGAACAGCTCAAAGATGAGACTTTCCAGGCGAACCGAGGTAACGAGCAGTATTTCCGCGAGTTCCCATTGCATCATGGAATGACCATTACATCCGATATGCCCGTCACGAAGAAAGGCTCGTGGTTCCTTGGGTACAAGGATGACATGGACGGGGAACTGGTGGAGGCCATTGAGGGGCTGGTGTATGCGAGGTGGAAGGCGGTGCGGCGTATGGCTACTATGACTACGGACATGGATGCCATACAGCGAAAAATCATGCGCATCGACCGCCAACTGTCGTTTCTAAGGTCGAAATGTCTTCTGTATAAGGAATATTCGAGTATTCAGAACCTCGCTCTGCTGGGCGAGGAGTTTGTCCGTCGCGCCAAACGAGACCTACCTCCACTTACCTTTGCCACATCGATAATGTGCAAGCGGATCGCGATCAGTGCAGACGGGTTTTATGGCGGATTGCGGGAGGATGTCAACCTCTACACTGCACCAAATGAATCCGTATTGTGCCTTGATGCGCTCAATCAGGGCGGTGTCTCGGATGATTGTCGGCAGGATTCGGATCTCGATCCTACCCTTCCGCTTATCCTGGCATCCGATGCCAATTCTCTCATCAACTGGTTGGTGGTTGGCCAGGTGGGAAAGGACGGGAAACTTCGCATCCTCAAATCGTTTTTCGTCAAATACGAGCGGAAGATCCCTGAACTGCTCGATGATTTCAACGATTACTATAGGTATCATCGGCACAGACAGGTAATATTCTATTACGACGCGACGTTTGTCGGTAATTCCTACGGTACGCATAGCGAGACTTTCTATCGGCTAATCATCACGTCGCTCAAGCGCAAGCAGTGGAGCGTCAGGGATAAATACATCGGGAAACCGATGGATCATGTGCTGAAGAATGCGCTCATCAACCGCATGCTACGTGGACGTGCAAAACACATGGTACTGATAAACAGGGATAACAACCCCGACCTTCTTATCTCCATCACGTCAGCAGGCGTAAGAAACGGTAAGAAGGACAAATCGGGTGAAAAGCTGGCTGAGACGGAAGAGGATAAGCTGGAGAGCCGTACGGATGGTTCCGACGCTTTTGACACCTTATGCATCGGTGTAGAGAGGTTCCCCGTCATCGGTGGCAGGTCAACGACCAGCAACGACTATTCTAGGTAGCCCGCAAGGGCTCCATCTATATATGCGGGGTGTCCGGGTTCCGGATGCCCCTTCTCTGTATGCTGTCATTCGCCTTTTTTCTTGGAGCGACTATCGGATTCCAAAAACCCTCGTTACATTTCCAATCGTTAAGAACCGAGAGAATGATGAGAGAGCTTGTAGAGCACATGGATCATGGCGAGGTTTAAACACCCGCGGCGGAGAGGCCATCTGCGGCAAGCTTCAACGGCCACTCCGCCATGGGCAGACAGGATGGGTGGTATAGTTCATGGTATGTGCGACCGATGATGACTCAACGGTCGCACATACCAAAGGATAAGCACCCGCAGCGAGGAGACCGTTTACGACAAACTTCCACGGCCACCCCGCCGTGGGTAGATAGGTTGGGTCATATGGTCCATAGTATGGGCAACCGACGATGACTCGACGGTCGCACATACCGAGAATGAGGAATTGCCAAAGGACAGTTTAGGGGTTGCAAATATCGGAAACCTCTTGACATATTCCGCACCAGCGAGGGAAGGCAGTTGCGGGCGGGGCGTAGGGCGGTGGGGGCTGCACAGGCAGCGTGTGACGGAGACCCCGAACCACAAATCGCTAATATCTTGGAAACGTGCGATTTGCGGTTCGTGAGCATGGAAAAAGGTTGCAAAAGCGCTTGGCGCTGCCCCCCTTCGCGACTTTCAGAGGGTTGAAAGTCGCGAAAAACGCCCGGTTGCCTAGCATAAGTGCCTTGACTACCGGGCAGGAAGGACAAAACAGATAGTGCGGAAAACGGCGTAGCAAGGCCGCTTTTGGTGCATTTCTTATCTTAACACTTGGCGAAATGTTAAAAAAGCCTCGTGTTATCATTTTTGTTAGCTTATAATTTTGTTGGTGCTAACTTTTTTATTACCTTTGCACCGTCAAACGACAAGAGTTCACTAATTTCATGAAACATTCTGAATTCATTAGACAGTTGAGAAAGGCTGGATGCCTTTTGAAACGACATGGTGCCTCACACGACATCTGGGTCAATCCGAAAACGGGGGCTCAAGTTGCAGTTCCAAGGCACGGAAGCAAGGAAATCAAGAGCCTTACTGCAAAGAGGATTCTTGAAGATCTACTGAAATAAGCTAGGGCCGTCCGTTAAGAGGCGGACGGCTCCTACTTTTGGAATGGGAACGGGAATTTTTGAACTTTTATAAAAAAGTGAAATATGAAGGTAATTGCAAGTGTACAAAGACAGGTCGGAGAAAAAAACTATTCCTGCTACATGAGGGTAGATTGTGTGAAAGCGTCTTCCCTTGGTTATGGTGCTAGTGCCAAGTCTGCCATGATGGATATGCTTAAGGGATGGGAGGAAGTCAAGATGGATCTTATGGAAGATGGAAAGGAAGTGCCGAATTTGGAAGTGGAGTATGCTTTTGACTTGCCATCGCTCTTCAACTTCTATGACTTTATCAACATAGCAGGAGTCTCGAGAGAGATTGGTATCAGCGCAGCTGTAATGAGACAGTATGCTATTGGTGTGCGCAGGCCGAGCGATGAGCGAAAAGCACAGATTGTGAATGGAATCAGAAGGATCGCCGAGAAGCTGGAGACGGTGGCCGTTCTTTGATAAAATATAGAATGCTTCAATAATAAGAAGTTAGTGAATTCTGAGCCGCTGGCGCGTGAGCGTCGGCGGCTTTTTCGTTTTGTCTGTTGGCAAAGCCGTATTTTATGAACCGTTCTTCTCTCTGTAACTTTGCCGTATATTCAGACATATATGAGCATTACTATCAAACAGGGGCTGTCAGGAAGATATCTCTCACGTAATATCCCAGACTTGGAGGTCGGGTGCACAGGAGACCGCCTAGGAGTGAAGATTGCCGTCGATGCGACGGAAGTCTTCTCAGAGACGCTTTTCCCCGTAGATGGGTTGGTGGAACTAGCCGATCTCGGAGATCTTCTCACTCCCTACGCCCGGAAGAGCCTCGTCGCCTCCGTGGAGGTGACACTGACAGAAGGAGATGCATCGGCCTCGCTGACCACACAGAAGCAGACCTTCGAAGTAGTCTATTGTGAAGCGGACGTACCGACAGGCTGCGAGGATTTTACGAAAAACCATTTCCTTTCGCTTCTCCTTGGTGTGAAAGTAACGGGGATGGGAAGACTCGAATACTTGCATTACGCTGGGACGGAAGAGGCTTCCGTCACGGCACGCTATGATGATGGCACGGAGAAAACCTTCGAGCTGGATCCTGTTGGAGGTAATGGCCGATATACTACCATCGAGGTCAGCCCAGCACATTTCGCAAAGGAGGGAGCGGAGCTGATGGAGTACACCGTCAAGGCGGGCGGACGATTCCAGGAGTATGAGGTGGACTCACGACGCACAGACTGCGCACCTGTCCTGCTCTTTGTCAACTCCTTTGGCGTGGATGAGCTTATATACTGCACGGGGACCGCTACGAAGGCTCCCAGCTTTAAGAGGGAAAGTGCCTATATAAGGGGCATAAACAGGAACTACGCCATCACGGAGACCCGCACGTTCAAGGCTGACACGGGCATCCTCACGGAGGATATGGCCGACTGGTTCGGAGAGGTTCTTCGCTCTGGATGCGTCCGTATCGTAACGTTCTCTAACGGGAAACCAAACGTTGGTAAGGAAGTCGTCATTACCGAGTCGAAGAGTGAACAGAGCAATGATCCCGACGAGCTGACCAGATTCACGTTCAGCTATCAGTATGCTCAACGGAACCACAATGTAGTAGAGATGGAGCGAGAGGGAAGGGTTTTCGATAATACTTTTGACAACACATTCAACTGATTATGGAAACAAAAGGGCCTAACCCAATTCATTTCAGCGAGATGCAACGCTTGATGGATACGGCCTATCAGCGCAGGCAGACGCTCAACATTAAGGCTTTCCGGTCTGACGGAAACCGGGTGGAGTATCGTGGATGGATCATTCATCACCAGTACTGGAGAGGTGGATATGTGAGATTGGTGAACCCCGTGAACAGACAGATACGGTTGGTTCCGGAAGTGTTTATTTACGAGATTAACGGAATGAAAGTATATCTATGAGTGACAAGGAGTTAGAGCTAGCAAAAATAGGTAAGGAGGGACGCGTAGAAAAGTGGCGTCTCGTCCCGTCTGGAATCGGGAACGCTGCGAACTCTCTTACAACAGAGTTTGGCTCAAATACATCGGAGGTGTTCGACGAGGACGGCGGACGCGTAAACGTCATTCCTATCACGGTCAATGGCGTGCCTTATCAATATGTGCCGTTTGGTGTTGACAATATGCTTCCTTACAAGGTGAAGGATACGCTTCTTGACAATATGGTCACAGCGCAGTGTCAGGCGTACAACATCATGACCTGCTACGGACAGGGGATCCGCTTTGTCAATAGGGAGGACTTCAAGGATACTGATAATCGTGAGATCCTTGACTTCTGCCTCCGCAATTCCCTTCACGAGTGCTTCTTGGAACAGTGTACGGATATGAAGTTCTACTACTTCTCTGTGACATGCGTCATACTGAGCAGGGATGGGAAGAAGATTGTCAATGTCAGGAACAAGGATGCGTCCTTCTGCCGCTTTGAGTATGCGCCTTCGACGAAGTCTGGAAATATCGAACATGTGTTCTTCGGCGATTTTAGGATAGGCCATTTTGACGAGCAGAAGATAGAGGTGATTCCACTTCTGGACTTCTGGGATCCGTTGGGTGATTTGGAGGTACGTATGGGATTACGGCCTGACCCGGAGACGGGATTGTTCCGCTTTCCCACTGGTCAGAGAAAGTTTGCCATCCTAAGTCGTATGCCTACGCCTGGCCTACAGTATTACCCCATGCCATACTATACGAGCGTGTTTAGGGATGCATGGCTTGACATATACCGCCTCATAGGAATCTCGAAACGTTTCATGATTAAGAACACATCGGCGCCACGGATACAGATAGAAGTCCATGAGGACTACTGGGACAACGTGTGCGACAATGAGATGATCTCGGATCCAGACAAGCGAAAGGAGAGAAAGGAGAAGGAGAAACGCGACATCATCGAGTTTGTCTGCGGCGTGGAAAATGCTGGCAAGGCCCTGGTGAGCGGGTATTACATCGACCCGAACGGCAAGGAGAACCGCATGGTGAGAGTGTCAACCATCACTGATGGGTCAAAGAAAGAGGGTGGCAACTGGAGCGATGATATGCAGGAAGCAGCAAATGCCCTGTGCTTTGCATTCGGCGTGCACCCCAACCTCGTGGGAGCCACACCGGGCAAGAGCCAGATGAACAACAGTGGAAGTGACAAACGTGAGCTCTTCACCCTGAAACAGGCCGTGGAGAAGGCGTTTCATGATGTGATGGCCAAGCCGTATCATGTGATTCTACACTACAACGGATGGTCTGAGAAATACACGGTAGATGTTCCAATGATCCAGCTCACGACACTCGATGAGAACAAGGATTCTGAGGTGGTGAGTGGACAAGCAAACAAGAAAGGAAGCGAAGATGGTGACGATTGACAAGGTGGATTTCGAGCGTGCGCTACCCGTTGGGGCAAGTTCTCACGAGGAGGTGTATTTGAGCGTGCAAGGGGCTATAGGGGAACAGCTTGTCTGTAGTACGGAGTCATTGCTCGGAGAGGCTGGAGAGAAGATGGTGGATGCAGCGGAGAATGATAGTCCGCTGGTCCTTTTCTTCAAGAAATACGTCTGTCTGTCGGCGTTCCTGTCAGTGCTCAGACAACTGGATCTCGTGCTCACGCCAACGGGATTTGGGATTGTCAGCAATGACAACCTGAGTCCTGCAAGCAAGCAGCGCGTCGATGCGCTGGACGGTTTGCTCAGAACAGAGCGGATGAAGGCCCTGTCCATGACAGTGAACCTGCTTAGAAGTGAGGACTGGGGGAAAACAGATCAAGCGAAAAGGTATGTCCCCTATCTTTATGACGCCTATGCGTTCTTTTTCTCTGCCACACCGTACCGCACTTATCAGGACTGGACTGCTTTTCAGGGTGCAATCGAGGGGACGGACGACGTGCTGCGTGAGGCGATGGGAGACGAGCAGATGGAGACCCTCATCGACGCATTTAGGCGTGCGGACGCTTCGATGCCAAAAGTGTATACTGACGTGCAACGGTGTGTCGTCGCACTGACGGAGAAATACGCTGTCTCGAAGGATGTCCGGGGAACCGGCTTGTTCAGAAAAATGATGCGCCTCCTCGATGCCGACGAGCATGCGGATACATTCAGACAGTATCGGAACAGTTCGAACTACAAAGCGAATCATCATGAGAATTTCGAGAACACAAAGGACAAACCAGGCTACTTCTTCGGTGGATAAGTCAAGACGGACGGTAACGGTGAATTTCACCGTTCCTGTCTCCTGGAGTCAGCTGACGCAGGAGCAGCTTCGCAGGGTGTTCGACCTACTCGTCGTCCACGAGGATATGACAGTGGTAAAGACCATTCTGCTAGTTGAGTTCTGCGGTCTGACCGTAGAGAGGAAGACGCGCTTCGGATGGAAATGCCAGACGACGGTGGACGGAAAGGAACGCATCGTCTATCTCAAAACCTGGGAAATACAGGATTTCATCGGGCAGTTGGAGTATATCAGCCAATTGGAGGACATGGACAATAGGTTGGATGTTGTCTGTGGCCTCCATGCGGCTGACCCGCTGATCAGGCACGGGGTGTCCTTCGAGGAGTACCTCTATGCGGAAAAGTATTACCAGAAGTTTGTCGAGACGCAGAACATGGAATGGCTGGACAATGTGGCCATGTGGCTGTACCGTGACGCTGATGGACGGGCTGCTGGATATGGTGACGCACTTGATGACCAGGGACGCGTCGTCGAGGAGATGACGCTCACCCCAGGTGAACGAGTAGGGACAATGCTTTGGTATGGGCATGTGAAACGGGTGATGGCGAACTCGTTCCCGCACTTTTTCCGAAAAACACAGGAATCGGATGAGGATCCTGGGGTTGTGAATTTCATCGAACTATATAACGTGCAACTTCGTGCGCTCACGGATGGGGACGTCACGAAGGAAAAGGAAGTGTTGCGCCTCGAATGCTGGCGGGCCTTGACTGAACTGGAGGCCAAGGCCAGGGAAGCGGAAGAACTGGAGAAGATACGGGAAAGGAAATAGAGATGGCACAGGAGAATCTTTTTAACGCAAGGGGCTATTTCATGGAGCTCGCAGAGACCAATAGGCTTGCCAAGGAGAATCAATTCCTTGCCGGGTCTTGCAGTGGTCTTGCTGGACTTGAGACCATGATGGTCAATTTTAGGAAAGCACCTAACTACATTCTCGTCGATGACACCACGACGCAGAGTACCTACGGCAATGGCGTAGGCTACTTCCGTAAGGATGTCTATACCATCTTCATCGTCGCGGCTTACCATCATGACGATATGGTGGATAGAGAGATGAAACTGGACCTGTGCAGGAGAATCTTTCGGCAGATGCACGCCCGCCTGATCCATGACCGTGACGGCATGCGCTACGGAGACGCTCTAGAGTATCTGCAAGTGGACAGGGTATATTCCACAGAGCTGCCCAGGATGTTCATGAGTGGAATGACGGGACTGTATTTCATGGTGTATAACGACGAGCCTATCGATCTTAGCTATGACGCAGCAGAGTGGACTGAGTAATATGACCCGTGATGACTTGGAGCAGTATGAGCGTGCTTGGGCAGACAACATGGTCAAGTTCTGGCAGGAGAAGATGATGGCTTTCTCGCCGCCAGTATATGATACGGGGATGCTCCATGACTCCTTGAGCGCCTTGATGCATCCTGGGCCAGTGACGACGATCACGCATCACTTCCTCGAATATGGCCTCTACGTGGCTGCGGGTACTGGTAACGGGTACCGAAGGGGTAACTCGGGCAAGGATGATGACGAGGGCCTGCAATTCATGCGCGGTGGAAAGTGGAAAAAAGGCAGAGGGCACCGCGTTTCCCGTGATTGGTTCTCGCGCAAATACATGTACAGCATCCATAGGCTAAATGAGAAAGAGGCTTGGTTCTACGGGGCAGCATATCAAGGAATGATGAGTAATGCGCTGAATGCGTTGTTCGGACAAGGAAAGACGACGACTGAGCGTACGTTAGGAAATCTTTAAAAAAGAAATGATTGGAATTGACAATATAATCAAGCAGCTTCGAATGCAGTACGAGGCGATACGTGATGAACGACGGATGGCGGCTAACACGGCCACCCGCATCGGTGACGCATTCCTCTCGCTGCTGTCCTTTGGGCAGAGCTTCCTCGATGTCTTTCTTCGAAAAGATGTGGACGACACTGCGAAAGGCCGCATCACCTTCAATAACGGAGCTGTCAACAAGGGAATCGTGGTTTTCTCCGAGGATGGCACCTTTGCCGACGGCCTCACGGGCCACGGCGCCCGCATCTGTCCCGATGGCTCGGCAGAGCTCGACTCGCTGACGCTCCGGCGCTTCCTGGAGGTGCCTGAGCTGCGCTTCAACCGTGTCTCCGTCCATGTGGGCAACCAGTGGCGGGCCCCTGGCGGCGGCATCATCCGTTCCGTCTCGCCTGCCGCCGACGCCACGGGCACGGCCCTCCTCCATCTCGAAGCGGGGGAGATAGGCACGGTGGCCGTCGGCGACCTCTGTATGGGCATCTACCATTCCGAGACCGCCGCCGACAATGCCGAGGCCAACAGCGACGACAACCACGGAAACTTCCGTTTTGCTGGATTCTACACGGCCTACTGGGAGATCACCGCCGTCGAAGACTACACGGACGAAGAGACCGGCCAGACCTTCCACAATGGAAAGGTGTCCTACCGTCTCCGTCCCGTCTCTGCCAACTACCCGCGCCAGATGCACCCCACCGCCGCCATGCACTTCGTCTGCTACGGCAACCGTACCGACACCGCCCGCCAGTCCTCACGCTACTCCACGCTCACCTACGAGCGTTTCCTCACGGGCGTCTCCGATTGGGAGTTCTCGTCGAAGCAAATACGCATGCAGGTGGGCGACCTCAGTGCCTTCTCGCCCGTCCCCGGGATGGACTTCTCGGGCTACTCGGTCTATGCCAACAGCATCTACCTCGATGGCCACCTCAAGCAGCTCGCAGAGCTCGGCGACCCCAACCCCTACACCTACTCGGTGGACAACCTCGCCGACACGCTCGCCCTCGACGCCAAGGGCCAGCCCAAGCAGCCCGTGGTCTCCACGCTCGCCGACGGTTCCAAGTCGTGGCTGCTCCATACGTCCATACAGGTGCGACGCGGCCAGACGCTGCTCACCTGCCTGGAGGATGCCACGGCCTCACCCGCCACGGGTCAGTACCGTCTTCTCTGTCTGCCCGTCGGCTGCACGGCCCACTTCGACCACTCCACCCTCTACATCGACAGCGTCGACTATTCCTCACGCCCCACGGCCTACGTCGAGGTGACGATCGACTGCGAGGGACGGGCCGCCCTCACCTACGTCTTCACCATCAAGGTCATCGCCGACGGCGACCGTGGAGAGCAAGGCAGGGACGGCACGGCCTACGGCACACGCCGACGCTATGCGCTCTCAGCCCGGACCACGACCGCCTCGCCCCATACGCCGCCCGACGACGTCGCCACATGGCAGGACGTGCCCCTCGCCACCACCGACGACCGCCCCTACCTATGGATAGAGCTCACCGACTGGCAGCAGCAGGCGGGAGGCCTCCAGACCTTCTCACCCGTCTCTTCCTACGTCCGACTGACGGGCGACCGTGGCCAGCGTGGAGAGGACGGCCTCGACGGCAAGGACGGCAAGTCGTGGACGCTCAGGGGCACGGCCTTCGGCCATGTCACCAACATGGCCTCGCTCCCCTCGCCTGCGCCCGACGGCGTCTTCCTCGTCGATACGGGGGCAGAGGGACTGCCCGTCGCCGTCCGACGGATGGGCGGCGCATGGGCCTCCATCACCACCAACCAGGGCGACGCCTACATCCTCGCCGGAGACGTGTGGATGGCCACCGAGACGGCATGGGCCAACCTCGGGCGCATACAGGGAGAGAAGGGAGACCGAGGACAGGCCGGAGCTAACGGACGCACCTCGCGCATCTACCAGCGCCTCGACGACGGCCAGCAGCTCTACGACGGCACCACCATCACCGCCGACGGCTTCTGCTACCTCGACTTCTACGCCGTGCCCTCCGACGCAACGAAGAGCGGCTGGGACGTCTATCGCTGCGTCCAGTCCTACGTCTATCAGGCCGCCCAGCACGCCCTCCCGCCCGCCGATGCGGACCACTGGCGCTCCGTCGGTGTCAATGCCGACTCGGCCTTCTTCTCCTTCCTCATCGCCCGCGATGCGCGCATAGACTTCCTCCAGGGCAATGCCATTGCCATTCGCAAGAAGCACGCCACGGCGCCCTATGCGGGCATGGGTGGCGATTTCCCCTTCTGGGCGGGCGCTACTCAGCCCTATCCCGACGGCTCGGGCTTCAACGGCTCCACCTACACCTTCGCCGTCGATGAGACGGGCAACCTCTTCGCCTCCTCGGCCTACCTCACGGGCACCATCCACGCCACCTCGGGCTCCATCGGAGGCTTCGCCATACGAGACGGCGGACTGACCAACACCGACGATGCACGCAACGGCGTCACCATCACGCCGACCGCCATCACGGCCCAGTCCTCACGCTCCGAAGAGGGCCGCGTCGTCTTCGATACGCAGTCCAACATCGTGGGAGCCATAGGGGCCTCCAGCGGAAAGGAGATCTTTTGGCCCGTCGCCCTCCAGCTCACGGGCCGCCCCAACGACAGCTACCCGGGCACGGCGCTCGACATCGTCGAGGGCATCACCCGCGGCCACCGTCCCGAGCCCGTCCTCATCGATGGCTCGGTCCAGCTGGTAGATACCAGCGACGCCTACAACGTGCCCAAGCCGCTCCAGCAGGGCTCGCCGAGCTACTCCGACGGCCAGCGGGTCTATGTGCGCTCGGGCGCCGTCCTCGTCAATATTTCGGCGGCCACCGTCGCCCTGCCAAAGAACCCGCAGCACGGCGACTGCTACGTCTTCCTGCCCTGCGGGGCCTACAATCTCACCATCGACCCCGGTGCGCATGCCCTCACCATCGACTGTACGGTCTTCAAAAACAAGACCTACACCTGCGCCAAGCGCATGGTCTATCTCGTCTTCGTCGGGCGTGGTGCCTCGCCCTTTGGATGGGTAGGCAAGACGCTCCAATAGTTTTTAAGTAGAAAAAAAATGAATATCTCGCAAGACTTCTCCCTCACCGCCTCCGTATGGGACGGCGACAAGTTCCTCATCGAGGCGGCCACGGTCAACGGCAGCCGCCAGATGAAGGTGACGGCAGAGGTGGTCCGTGCCTACCTCAACGGGACCGCGGGCCCATCCTCGGCCACGGACCGACGGGTGCTCCCCTTCCGTGGCTTCATGGATTCAGGCGAGATCTCGCCATCCTCAGCCGCCACGGCCCTCCCGCTGGAGGTGTGGTTCGTCCGCTCAGCCGCACGCTTCGCCGTGGCTGAGCGTTCCTCCGAGCCCGTCTCCTCATCAGCACCGCCTAAGCTCTACGACAACTGGGAGGGCCGCAGTCTCTACAACGATGGCCTCTCCCCCGCCGCGGGCAACCTCTTCGTCTGCCAGTCCGACGACCGCCCCTACTGGTGGACGGGCGCAGAGCTCCGACCCATCGTCACCGACACCACCGGCCAGGTCATAGCCGACGCCATACCCCTCGACGAGATAGACGCCATCACGGCGGCAGCCTCCCGTCCCTCTTCCTCCTCGCCCGCCAAGTCGCCCGCCTCGCCAACACCTGCAGCAGAGGAGGCAGCATCCCAAGAGGAGGCAACATCCCAAGAGGAAGCACCCGCAGCAGTAGCAGAGACGACAGAGGAAGAGGAAGAGAAAGAGCCCAAGGCGGCCGGGCTCATCGACACGACCCTCCGCTCCGCCTCGCTTGTAGATACGACCCTCCGCTCCGCCACCCTCATCGACAAGTCCAAGCGCTCTGCCACCATCATCGACAAGTCGAAGCGTTCGGCCACCATCATCGACAAGTCCAAGCGATCAGCCGACGTGACCACCGTCACGCCATCGGCCCGCATCATCACAGTAGGATAACCAATCACTCCACACATACACCATGGCATCATTTCTCGATTCAGCAGGCGTCACCCGCCTCGTTACCAAGCTCAAGACGATTTTCGCCGTCAAGGCCACCACCCTCGCGGGCTACGGCATCACCAACGGCGTCACCTCCGTCTCCGTCACGGGCACGGGGCAAGCCGTATCAGCCGCATCCATCAGCGGCCACACCCTCACGCTCACCAAGGGAGCCAGCCTCCCGACAGTGCGCCACGAGCGCCCCACATCGACCTCCATCCAGGTCTCCAACTTCACCAGCTCCGAGGAGCTCATCCTCGACCTCACCGCCGCCACCTATTCAGCCGGGGCGAAGTTCTGGATCAATTTCCTCCATACCGACATCACGCGCGGATACGGCCTCTACCGTGGATGCGTCATCACGGGTGCGCAGACCTGCACCGTCTCCTTCGGAGGCATCACGTCCATCAAGGGCGCCGTCACGCTCCAGGCCGCATCGGTCTATCATTTCACGCTCTGCACCAATGGCAGGAGCGGACAATACCTGGCCAAGGGCTACGTCCAGTGGCAGCGCATCTCGGCCTCGTAAATGACAACAACAAAACGATAACAAGAAAGTATAATTATTCATCACTTTTAATTCATAAAACAGTATGGCAAAGTATCTCGATTCCGCAGGCGTAACCCGCCTTGTTACCAAACTCAAAACCGACGTCATCCCCAGCGTCAAAGTCAACGCAGCCAAAGCAGCCGACACCGTGCCCGCCTCGGGCATCACGGGCGTCATCGACATCTCCCACATCCCGCAGGGTGCCCTGGAGCGTGTCGTCACCGTCGCCGACGATACGGCCCGCTACAAGCTCACCACCTCCCAGGTCCAGCTCGGCGACACCGTCAAGGTGACGGCCACGGGACGCATGTATATCGTCGTCGATGAGAGCAAGCTCTCCACCTCGGCGGGCTACATGGAGTACGCAGCGGGCACCGCCGCCTCCGTACCCTGGTCGGGCGTCACGGGCAAGCCCTCCACCTTCACGCCCTCAGCCCACAACCACACCATGAAGCTCAAGATTGGTGCCACCACCAAGGACGGCTCCACCTCCGGCACCACTTCATGGTCCAAGCAGGACATCATGGGCTCGCCCTCCGTCAGCGGATCGGGCAACGCCGTGACGGGGATGACGATCAGCGGCGACACCGTCACGCTCACCAAGGGCACCACCTTCGCCACCAAGGCGCAAAACGATGCCCTCGACACGCGCATCTCGGCCCTCGAAGACTTCACGGGAGGCACAGGCGGCGGACTGGGAGACCAGCTCAACGTGGCGGGCTACGACGTCGTCCGCTTCGATGGCTTCCTCGCCTCCAAGCCCACCCTCCAGCAGACCTCGGCCACTACCGTCGTGGCCCTCGTCATCGTCAAGTCCACCACCGCCAGCTCCACGCCGGGCGCCGTGGCCATCGATAGCATCATCGCCAGCGATGGTAGCAAGTACTACGGCAACTGGAAGGATTTCAACATCGCCACGCCCGACGAGGCCACCAAGAAGCAGCTCTATCTCCACAAGATCTACCTCGACACCTCCACGGGCAAGGCCTACTACGCCGTGGACGCCACCACGCTCAAGGAGATCGACGGCGGCGACGTAGCCATGACCACCTCAGAGGTCGATGCAGCCGTCGCAGCTGCCAAGTAACCACCACCAGGGGCGGGCCCTCCCGTCCCTGGTCTTTCCAACCCAAAGAAACAAGAATCATGAACAAGAGAACCATCAAACACATCTTCGTCCACTGCACGGCCACCCTCCCCACCGCTTCCGTCGAGTCGCTCCAAGCCGGATGGAAGGCTATCGGATGGAGCAACCCGGGCTACCACTACGTCGTCAAGCCTTCCGGAGAAGTCGTCAGCCTCCAGCCCGAGGACAAGGCCTCCAACGGCGTAAAGGGCTACAACGCCCACGCCATCCATGTGGCCTACATCGGAGGAATAGGCCTTCACAAGGCTAATCCTCGTGACGTAGGGAGCGCCCATATCGAGGACACCCGCACGCCTGCGCAGAAGGCCGCGCTGCGCGCCCTCCTCGCCGACATCCATAGCAGATACCCCAAGGCCATCATCCTCGGCCACCGCTCCATCTGGGGTGAAGACTCACCCGGTAAGTGGCACAAGCAATGTCCTTGTTTCAACGCCCTCAAAGCCTATGCAGACATATAAGCCGCTTCGCATCATAGCCGTCCTGGCGCTCATCATCGCCGTCATGGCCTGCGCCTCCCGACGCACCGCCTCCGACGAGCTGCGATCCACGGCCACCACCACGGCCGACGCCATGGCCACACAGGTCCACGCCGCCGTCCGTACCGACACGGCCACGGCCCATACGGTCAGCCGCGACACCACCCGCCAGCAGACCACCACCGCCGACACCACGGCGGCCCACTACCGACGGGCCACATGGCAGCAGGCCGACACCACCTTTACAGAGGTCTGGATCAACGCCCGCCGCTTCCGCTACCACGACGGCTCCACCGCCTCCACGTCCTTCCGTCAGGAGGCCCGAGCGGCCACCTCCACCGCCATCGACACCGACTCCTGCCGTCTGATCAGCCACACCGACACGATCTCAGCAGTACAGAAGAAGCACGAAGAGACCGATCGGCGACCGCTCGACAGGGCCGTCCTCGGTTATTCCGTTTACACCTTCTTCGTCCTCATCGTCGTCCTCATCGTCCTGCTCTACCTCATAGGCAGGTTGAAGAAATAAGCCGGACATCTTTCATATTCTCTATAATCCGAAGCCCCCGGCACGCGTCCATGCGTGTCGGGGGCTTTTCTCATTTTGCAGAAGTCGAACCAGCAAGCACCTACTCCCACGGCAGGCGCCAGCCAGCCTTGCCTCTCGCCTTCCGCTCGTTGCCGATCACGGCCACCAGCTGCCGACCCTGGCCCACCAGTCGCCCGCTCACGCTCACATGCACCGTCGCCTGCGCGATGCTGCCAGCGCCGATCGAGGGGCGCACGCTCCCGACCTGAGGCACGCTGCCCAGTCCGTTGGCCACGTCCCACAGA